CCACTTGATTCATGTTATTAGTTATTGCTTTTGATGCATTAGCTAATATTTCCTTTTTCTTCTGAGGTGATGCATCTTTTGAATCCTTTACACAATTTTCTAATATAACATTGTTACATTTTTTAGAATCAGTTCCTGCAAAGGGAACATCAGTGCCAACTCCACCAGATGATGACTTAACTTCTTTACCACTTGTTTCACTTATTTTCTGAGCTGTTTCTTTATCAACTAGTCTTGAGGATATTTGGGAGGATTGCTCATCAGAATTTGTCTCATTACTAACTATGACATTACCTTCTGGTTTTTCATCATCTGTATATCCAGAAAATGGTTTAAATGGTCCAGGTTCTCCACTTACAACATATGAAGATCTACCCATCACACCAAAAATGACTGGTTGTTGTGCATCGTCCCCATCTAAGAAAAACCCTATAACAACATCTCCTTGTTTAATTCTTATTGGTTTTCCTTTTCCTGCACCCCCACTTCCACATTGTGGTGACAATAAAACCATCGCCCAAGGTAATTCTTCGTCAGGTAATTCAACAGTATTTTGGGGATGATATCCCATAATACGAACTTTTACACGATTACCCCAAGATTTCTGTCTTTTGCGATATTGTAATGTCCAAGATTCAACTGGTGGAATTTGTCCGATCCACCATCGAAATCCATCTCTACCAAGAAAATTAGTTTTTAATAAATTATTCTCTAACATTAATTTTTCTTCCCGTAAGTATCTTTAACTAACTTAAGTTTTGTATATGAAGCATCAATATTAAAAAAATGCACTAATTCTTTTATCATATATAGACCTGATAATTCATTATCAGCTTTTTTTGTTTCCTCTCTATTGATCTCAGGATAAACACACGTTATTAATGCACCTGCTGTTAAATTTGTATTTAATGGTATAATCATCTCAACTTTTGACGAAAATAAGTTATTATATCTCATCATTGCTTGTGATTGACTTAACATAGGATCAGCATTTTCCTCTGTTGAGGATTCTGATTTATTTAATTCTGTTGTACCAATGTCCAATACTCCTGTTATCAAACGACTTGGTAAATCACCTAACGATTTTCCTTTTCCATCAACAGGTGGCATTGGCAATTCAAGACTTTTTCCTGTAAATTCAGTTGTCTTTGAGTAATCAGAGTTCTTAAATAGACCCTCTTGTTGTGTTGTAAATGTAAATTTCAATGGATCAAAAAACATTCGATGAGTGCAATATGATCCTCTCTCCAAATTTGATATAAGATTATTATTTCTTGATGTTTTATATTCTAATATATTAAAATCTTTATCATCATCGGTAGTTTCAATTGTGCTTGGTCTATAATAATATTTCTCAGAAAAAGGTTCCGATGATGCTAATCCATCTATCGATCTAAAATTAAAACCCTCTTGTGTCTCATAAAAGAAATATCCAGCAGTTCCCCCTGTTGATTTTTCTCCTCCGCTTGGAACTGATTTAGAAGCTAACCAAGTCAAAATTGTAAATGGTTTTTTCATATTTCCTAAAAAACCATAAGGATTCATAGTCTCATCAACATTTAATTTTTTATCAGTTTCAAGTCCTTCCTTAATAATTGATTCAACATGAACAGATATCGGTGTTCCTTTTGGAAACCTCTTACCAATTCTAGTTGTTTCATTTGTTATTGCCTCTCTCGTCACTAGATTTAGATTAAACACTTCCCTCTCAGTTTCTGAAATGTAATCTGATACAGATTGAACGAATAAATCATCAAATTCTAAATCTTTATTAGATTCGGAATTAGATGGTATTGTTAATTTTACCCTTTCTCCACCCACAATTGGCAAATTTTGATAGATAGATTTTCCAGAACTTATACCTGTAGACATAACAATCATACTAATTGTTATCATGGGTGAAAATAAATCCTCAAAGTAACTTAAAGTTTGAACAAGTCTACTTATATCAACCGTATTTGACCCATCAGCTGATGTAATTAATATTTTTAGATCACTTCTGTTTATTGCTGCCATTACGTGTACTTTAACTCCGCACTCTGAATATTATTTAAGGTATTTGCAATAGATGGACCATTTACAACCGTTATTCCACCACCACCAGAATTCATATTAACACCAGCACCATTGTTAACTTCTTTCTCAAAAATTAATATATTATTCCTTTTACTTTTACGATTGTTTAGATTTAAGTTTGTATTTCTCTGTCTTGGGTTTAATGATATTAATTCTGGGTTTTCTGAAGAGGATGATTTTTTACCGACGACCATTTCATCGACATTGCTAAAAAATTCTCCAAGACTTACAATGGCATCTTCATATACTTCATTTAATCCACCCATGAATATTTTTGCCTTTTCTTTTTCACTTTGAGATAAACCTGATCCATCAGTCGGAATTTGATCATACGGTACATTGAATGCACCATCCAAACCTTGTACCTGATTTTCCAGTTCTGTAACACTTGCTTCTAAATTATCTATTTGATTTTGATCAATACCATCCTCAACCTTATTATCCTTTCTGTTCTCAAAAAATTTATCTATATCTAGTGCGAATTTTTTTCCTTCAATATCAAAGGGATTTTTTATAGCTTTTTCAATATTTTTAGTTTTACTTTCATCAAAATCTGTGTTTATTTTAGTAGTAATTTCTTCAGGACTTATAATATCCTCTTCACCACCTTCTTGATTTTCAATTGGTTTATCTTTATTTTTAAGATAATCATCTTGAGCTTTATTTAAATCTGGATCATTCTCAAAATTTAAGAATGATGTTAATAAATTCTTATCGAATAAAAATAAACTATTTAATATTTTTCCAATCTGCTCTAATAAACCAACACGATTTAGAGTGTAATCAAATAATCTGAATTTAAAGAAGAATTCAGTTAGTCCAGTGCCTATACCTGTAAGTGTATCAGATACACTATCCATAAAAGTAGATAATATTCCGACTGTTCTTCTTATATTTTTTATTAAATTATTAGTGCCCTCTATAATTTTAGGAAGATTTCTAACAGACCAACCTACTAGTAAAATTCCAAGAAAATTTAACATTCTGCCAAGAAATCCTCTAGTGCTTTTCTGTAAAACAGCTCCTTGTGTTTTTGTTTGACCAGTGATAGAAGTAGCTTCCAAAGCATCCTCTCTATTTTTTCTCTTTATATTTTCTTGTCTTGTTCTAAAATATTTTTCATCCTGATTGACTAACCCTGACTTAAAATCATTTCTTTCACGAGTTTGTTTAAGTATTTGATCTGCCTGTATTCTAGCAGATGATATACCCTTTGTAAATCTAGTGAGTGACCTTGTTATTCTATTTAAATTTATCGCAGATTTTCTTAATGCTGATCTCTGTGCACTTACAGTCATACTTTAACTCCATACATTGCTAATGCGTGAACGTTATGAATATTATTATCATTAAAAGAGATCTCTGGAATGACATTACTTGCCATCATTCTTGAAGGAGGTGTATTAATTGTCGCACCAGAACCTGTACTTGCCATAGGAAAAGTCAAGATATTAGGAGGTAAATTATTTTCATCTAATGATGCAATTGCTGACCTTAGTTGTGTCTGATCAGTTTTCATTGCCTCAATCATATCATTCGCAATAATTCTTCCACTTCTATCAGGTGTGAATAATTCAGGTCCTCTCTCACCAACTAAATATGTTTCACCTTCATTCACAGGTCCGCCCATTGCTCTAGCCTTATCCCTTTCTTTAACTCCTATTCGTTTTAGAATATCATCGATTATGGCACTAAAAGTACCTTCATTTAAACCTGCAATAGCAAGTGCAGTTACTGCAAACCACCCACGCTTCTCAGCACCCTTCGGGAATTTAAATTGCTTTAATATAGTTCGTGCAAACGCTAAAGACGCTACAAAAGCAGTTACACTTTCAAAAGCTTCTCCAAAACTTTTATTAGCTAATCGAACTTCAATTACGAACCTTGCAAAACCAGGTATGATAGTACCACTAAATATACCTACTGCTCTACCCAATATACTCTGCAATAATTTACCACCAGAGGTTGTTATTGTAGGACCTCCAATACCAGTTAATTTTGTAAATTGTTTTCTTAAAAGTTCAAATAATCCAGTAGAAACTCCAGTAATATTTTTAGTAAAAGCAGCGGTAATCTTATCAGCTAAAAGTCCGATACCCAGAGTAATCGCAGTAATAATACTCTGTTTACCTCTGGATTGTGGAGTTTTTCCTTCTAAATCAAATAAACGTACTAATGCTCGACGTAATAAATCAATCTTAAACGCAAGAACACCTCCCAGTGCTGCTCTGGATAATGTTAAACCTATCTTACTAACCGCAAAAAATAAATTTTTACCCACTCCAAGTGACAATGCAGTAAGAGTTGCACCTATAGCAACTAAACCTCTTGTTAAGTTTGTTTTTAATTGTTCAAATCTTTCTGTATTTCCATCTGACCGTGCTTTAAGCAAATCAATGCTTGTTTTTGTTAACCATCCTGCTGTTAAAAATCCAAAAAATGATGTTAAACTTGACAATGCACCTCTCGTTTTACCAGAAATTCTCTGAACAGGTGCAGTTAATGAATTTTGGATGTTTTTCTCTAGAGCATCTTCTTTTCCTTGTCTTAGTCCTTGCTCTGCTAAAATTCTTTCTCTATTTTGTTTCGCTGACTCCCTTCTTTTCTCTAATGTTTCTGATACTGCTAAATTCTCTTTTATCCCAATTAAAGATGAATTGAGAGATTGCATTTGCTGAGAGATATCATCTAATTTTTGAGAAACTGAACTCAACACTAATGAGTTTTGTGATATCAAATTAGTGGTAGCAGGATCTACCTGTGGTGCTTGGCCTACAGGTCTTTGTATCGGATTTAAGACACTAGAAGAAATTGATCTTCTGATAGCCCTTAAACTTCCTAATAGTGGTGATAATACCTCATCCATTTCCTGCTTGTTGTGCTTTTAGATTTTCTTCTTCAACATATTGTTGCAATAGAGAGATGTAAATTTCTCTTTCCCAAGGCATCATATTTTCAAGCTCTGTTAAGCTATATTTATGGTGTTGCATCAAGGCAAAATTTAACTTATAGTATGACACTAGATCTTCATGTGCCATACTTATCCGAAAAAACTCTGTAACCCCTCTAATTTGATTTCACTTTCAACATTTGTATTGGGATTTTTAACTTTTATCGTATGAGATAATTTTGGCATTGTCTCAAAGAAATTTTCAATCTCCTTAAATTGACTTGTATTCAATGATTCTATAAAATCATTTAACTCTTTCTTTGTGCACTCCTCTTGTGTCCAAGATTCCTCTTCAGAATAAACTTGATCAACGCAAGATGCTATGAGTTGAAATGTATCATCTACATTTACATTCTCAGCACTAAAATTAGAATTAACAAATTCATTTAATGACGGATAACGCATTCTTAACGTATAAGTATCATCTAATTTTATATCATTATGATGATCATCGGATTTATTAATTTTAATACTATCAATGTTTATTGATGTAGGAACTTGTGTTTTTTCATCATCAGGACAAGTGACCATAATTTCTATATTTTCACCCACGGATTTTCCACGAATGTTTAAGAAAAGATATTCAATATCAAAGGTAGCTAGTTTTTCTACTTTTGTTCCCTTTGTTAATATACAAGATTTTAAAATGTTTTTTACAGCATTTGTAATTTGTTTTTGATCTTGTGATTCAAGAGCAATAATCAATATTTTTTCTTCTTTTACAAGAAATGGTCTATACGTTATTTTTCTACCAGATGAAGGTAGAACCAACTCATAAGTTGGAGTTGCAATTTTTGGTAATGGCATAATAATCTAAGCACTTCAGTGTCATTATTTATAGTGGTTATACGATACGTGATCCAATGGTATCTCCCCTAGCGACACTAGATGGGAATGACCCCGCTACATTTCCAGAGGGAGTAAATGAAACATTTGGTAAATCATTTAATATATTAGAGTCTACTCTCCTGTATACATCACTTAAAACATTATCTTTGAATGCTTCATCTGGACCTCCTATTCCATCATATCTTACACCACCACCTCTGAATATATTGTTAAATGCTCTTTGTAAATCTCTCGCTAAAGAAGAGGATTCTCCACAAATATACCTGTCGAAACTGAAAGAACAAGTTGCCTTTAACACCTGTGAACCTTGATAGGCTACTCTCACAGAGTTAAGAGCAATCGGAAATAATCCAATAAAACGATATTCTAAAAAACGATTATAATCTCTCTCAAATTTAACGATTCTTGTTTCATTAGATTTATATTCTACAGGATAATTTAGTTGAAAATAATAATTATCTCTAGATGGATCAGGAGTAGATCCAGTAATATATTCCATCCAATGTTCTAGAAATTTTAATGAGCGATATTCATTATCAACATAAAACTCTAAATTTATTTGAGTAAAGTTTCTTGTATGAGCAAATCTTTCAATAACACCTTGAAAATCTCCACGAGTATCGACTGATGCCAATGCACTGCCTGGCAAAACTGCATCATTGCATAGTAATCCAGCATCCTCGATAATAAATCTATCATTTATTCCCTTTCGTCGTAAATATGATCTTAAATCTCTTCCCTTCTGAAATAAATTAAATCCACTTGCGGTTGATGGCAGTGAGAATTTAACAAAATAATGCGACGATTGTGCAACATTTTGTATTTTTGGTAAAAAATCAGATATTCCTCTTGGTCTTGGTGCTGGCACTCTAAATAAAATTACATAACATATGTATTTAGATGTCTTATAAGGGAAAATACTATCCCTCTTATCCACGAAAATATAAAGGTGATCCAACAAATATCATCTATCGATCACTATGGGAAAGAAAATTCATGGTTTATTGTGATAAAAATGATAGTATTCTAGAGTGGGCAAGTGAAGAAATTGCAATTCCATATCGCTCACCAGTTGATAATCGTGTGCATCGTTACTTCCCTGATTTTTATATGAAAGTCAAAGAAAGAAATGGTAGAGTAAAAAGGTACGTAATTGAAGTCAAACCAGCGAAACAAACAAAACCACCAATCAAACCTAAAAGACAGACAAAAGGATATATTCGTGAAGCATATGAATATGCAAAGAACCAAGCAAAATGGAAGATGGCACGGGAGTTCTGTGCTGATCGTCAGTGGGAGTTTAAAGTTGTCACAGAAAAAGAGTTAGGAATATGAGCCGTATCGATCCCTTAATGAAGGAATTAGTCGGGAATGAAAATCCCGATGATCTAGCACAGGAAATACTAGGAGTTTTAACTGAAGGCAGTAATATCCCAGAAGCAGGTAATTATTATGTTTTTGTATATCGTCCAAAGACTCCAAACATTAGATATGATGCTCATCCACTTGTTGCAGTTACAGATGTTTTTCAATGGGGATTCAAGGGATTAAACTTTCATTGGGGTGAAATGAGGCAATATACCTTTCCAGAGGTAGTTGGTGGATTATATCAAGTTGATGAAATGGAACTAAGAGACTTAAGAACAATCCCATTTGGAAGAATACGACTAAATACTTAAAAAAGTAAAATATTGTGGCAACAAATCTTGTAAATTCTTTTGATGATCCTGAATTAGGAAAAAGAATTTTTGGTTCTGAGCAGGGAACTGAGGATATATCTTTTGCTGATAGTGTGAGATTAGGTGAAAAATTTGGTAAAAAAATGACCGCTAGAAAAAGAAGTGGTCATCGATTTGCTATGACATATCCAATCACTCAAGGACCAAAGGAGGTTACAGGTGATAGATTACTTATAAAATGTTTTAAATATCAACCATCTAGAACAGGACTTAGTGAAAGAAAGGACAAAGGTGTAGTAACTATTAAAGGGACAGATACTCCAGTAACGGATAGTAATAATAAGATAGTAAAAGGTGATATAAAACGATTTGATTTTATTAATCAAGGAGGAGGAGCAGATAAATCGCAATCTATTTTTTATATTAGTCTTCCCATACCACAAGAAATAAATGACTCAAATGCAATCGTTTGGGGTGATGACTCAATGAATATATTTCAACTTGCAGGCTTAAATGTAGCACGATCAATGGTTGGTGGAAAAGATAAGAATGGTAATGAAATTGATTTTCCAGCAGCAGTATCAGCAATTAGTAGAAGTTTTTTATCAGGTGAAACAGGAATAGATCCTAAAACCACTAATGCATTAATCTCTGCAATCTCAGGTAAAGCAATAAATGCAATTGGTGGAAACTTAAATATTAATAGTGTAATAGCAAGATCAGAAGGTCTAG